TCCAATGCCTTTCTGGATCCCCATAATATTTTGCTGCAATTATTTCCGGAGTATCGCCTTCTTGTAATGCATATGGATAATAAATTGATAATCTATCTGAATATTTTTGTCTAATTGCAGCTCTTGCTGTCAAATCTGTAATTAATCTATTGTTAATAATTGTTTTAGGGTAAGTTGAAAAGAATGTAGACATATATTAATACCCTTGTTCTATTTTATCGCGAGTCATAATTTCAGTTTCTTTAAATTGAAGAGTTAACCTAGTTTTAACTGGCATACCATCTTCAAAAGAAACCCAACCAACTTCTGGAGCATAGTCAACCATAATTGTTTCTAAAACGCAAGGAGCAAAGGAATGTAAATTTGAATTTTTCTTTTCTTTATGCATATATTCAATTTGAAATACTGCAGGAACATCAAAATATCTACCCATTTCGTTTGTTCCGTGAATACCTGGAGCAGAATGATATCTAAACAATTTTATTATATTTCTTATTGTCGCAGCTTCTTCTTTACTTTTTGGGGTAAATGTAAAGTCGAACTGAAATCTTCTAAAATCCATTTGCGTAAAAACAACTTCAAATTGCGGATTTATTGCATATCCATTTTGCTTTAATAGGTATTTCGAAACAGAACCGCCATCAGCTACAACGCCAGTTGCTCCTGCAGCCTTTCCTGCGCCTTCTAATACTAATGGCTGATAGTCAGCTTGTTTAATTGTTTTAATTGCACTACCTAAATCTTTAGATCCTTTTAGTTTATCATATAATGACGCTGTATTATCTGCAATACTACCGGATTCAGCTAATCCTTCTGCAACTCCTCCTGCAACGCCTAATGCTTCAGTCATACTTATGTCACCATAAGCAGCATGTTGCGACATAGATACGGTATCTGGCATATAAAGATTAATATATCCAGAAGGCTTCATTGCTGATGGCGTAAATTTTGGACCTGTATTTGTAAAAGCAGCAGCTTTGGATGCTATTCCGCCAGTAACTGATTTTAATGGATTGTTTATAAAATCTTTTATTCCATTAAATGCATCAGATGCAGCTTTACCTGGATCATTTAAAAAACTAGAAACTCCAGGAATAGAAGTGGCAGCATTTGATAAAACTGACAATCCAGCCACGCCACTAGCAAATCCGCTGATCGATCCAGTTGCAATAGAACCAGATATAATACTTTTAGCTCCAGCTACAACTCCAACAACAGATGCTACTGAACCAACAACTTGGTTTGTTGTAGATAAAGCTTGATTTGCTACAGCAGCAGCAGTTTGTATTGCTTTTGTTGCATCTCCTACAGCTGTTGTAGCTGCAGATGCTGTAGAAGCAACTTTATTCATTGCAGTTTGTGCTGATTTAAGAGCAGCAGCAGGACTAGATGCTGAAATTGCTGACGATTTAGCTGCTCCTGAATCTTTATATGTTGATTTAGTAGGAACTAATACCGAAAATGTTATAAAATGCCCTTTTCTAGAACTACCTAGATCATGCGGGTACATTAATACAGGCATATCATTTTTACCTGCATATAATTTTCGTAAAGGAGAATTTGGATCTATTGCCATAATTTTATTCTTTTTGTTGGTTTAACTAAATACTATTTATATTAATAATTTATAAATATTTATCATGGCTAGAAACTATAAGCAAGGGATATATACTCCAAAAAATCCAAGCAAGTATAAAGGTAATGCAAGTAATATTGTATATCGATCAAGTTGGGAATTAAGAGTATTTAAATGGATGGACGATAATCCATCGGTATTAGAATGGGCATCCGAAGAATGCGTTATTCCATATAAATCTCCAGTTGATAATAGATTACATAGATATTTTCCTGATATTTGGGCTAAAGTAAAAGGGGTGGATGGAAGAACTAAAACTTATTTGCTTGAAATAAAGCCCGAATATCAGGCAAATGAACCAAAAGTTAAAAAGAAAATTACTAAACAGTATATAACTGAAGTTTGTACTTACGCAATAAATCAAGCCAAATGGAAAGCAGCAAGAGAATATTGTATGGATAGAAAATGGGAATTTAAAGTTCTCACAGAAAAGGATTTAGGATTATAAATGAATATTAACAAACCACCTGGACCTGCTGAACCACTAGATTCAAAATTTCATTTTAAATTTACAATACGCAATGCAACTGAAGCAATTCAATGGTTTAAAGAAAAAATCCAGTTATTAACTAGTCCTTCGGTAGAAACAAAAGAAGAATTTAAACAGGAACAAATAGAATTATTAAAACCAGAAGATAAAACTGATACATTTGAAGTCGGTAAAATGTATCTTTTTCATTATGACCCAAAAGGAAGAAAAACCTTACCATATTATGATACATTTCCATTAATTTTATTAACTGGAATACACAAAGGTGGATTTACTGGATTAAATTTACATTATTTACCGCCCGAACCAAGATTAATTTTGTTAAGTAATTTAGCACAAAAATATGTATTTAAAGATGGAAAATTGGATAGATTAAACATAAAATATGAAAATTTAAAAGGTGTTCAAGAATTTGCATTTTTTGAACCGTGTTTTAAGCAATATTTAAAATCAAATGTTAGATCTGGAATAAAATTAATTCCACCTGAAGATTGGGCGTATGCTGCTTCTTTGCCTATAGAAGCATTTGTTAAAAAACCAAAACAACAAGTGTGGAAAGAATCTATGGCTACACAAGATATGACACTATAAAAAGGAATACGAAATGGCATTAATGGATAGTTTTGCTGGAATAACAAGTTTATTCAGCGGTTCTGGACCAAAAACCAGCGATGGAAAGTATCAAGATGCATTACATTATCTATTGAAATATGATGTTGGTAGAACTGCATATTTCGATGTTACGATACCAAGTAAAGGCACAGAGATAAATAACCATATAAAATTTTATTGTCACACAGCAGAATTACCTGGAGAATCCACTGCAACAGTAAATCAAAAAATATATGGAGTAAATGAAAAGTTCGCAGTTATGACTGGATATAATGACGTAACCTTATCATTTTATACTCATGGAGCTGGAGTTGAAGCTACAAGAAGAGTTTTTTTTAATTGGATTTCAACTATAACTGGTAGAAATAATTTAATGAAAGCTTCATGGGAAAAACAAAGCAGCGATGTAACTTACAATGTACAGTATAAAAAAGATTATGTTAGAGATATAGTAATAACTCAATATACTATAGATGGAAAACCTTTTGTACAAGTTAAGTTATTTGACGCGTTTCCTATAGGAATAAATCAAGTTCCACTTGCTTGGAGCGCTCAAAATCAAGCACAATCATTAAATGTAACATTTGCATATACTGAATATCAATATGAATTTTTTGAAGTACAAGAATCAGGTAACTATTCTGCAAGCCCATTAATGGAATTAGTTGGTACAGCGATTCAAACTGCAGCCACAATAAATACCATAAAAGGAGCATTTAAAAGCGGAAATCCTTTAGCTGCAACATCAGTGTTATCAAATTTTAACGTTTCATCACCTGCACCATATAAAAGAGGATAAAATTTAATATGAGTTTCTTACCAAAAATTGAATCGCCAGTATATACAGTCAAATTACCTGTTTCAGAATTAACAGTAAAATACAGACCATATACTGTCAGAGAACAAAAAATTTTAGCAATGGGAAAAGAATCTGGCGACCCAAATACATTAGTAGATGCAATAAAACAAATAATCTCAAATTGTACTTTAGATTCAATTGATACTGAAGAGTTATCAATCAGCGATACTGAATTTTTATTTTATCAATTACGAGCAAGATCTGAGTCGGAAATTGTTGAATTAAAATATAGATGCGAAAATATATTAGAAGATGGAAAAACATGTAATAATGTAATGGATTACGATTTAAATCTATTAACAGAATTGGAAACTACTAAATCTGATATTTCTTCTACTATTGAAGTTTCAGATAAAGTTGGATTAAAGTTAAAATATCAAAGATTAGAACATAATAAAATTGGAGATAAGATTCCTACTCCAGAAGAAACGCTTGAAATTATTGCAAGAAATGTTGAGTTTATTTATGATGAAAATTCAGTATATAATACAAAAGATATACCAGTACAAAATATTGTAGCATGGTTGGGCGATTTACCAATTGAACAATATTTAAAAATAGAAGAATTCTTTGCTAATGAGCCTAAAATAATTAAAAAATTAGATATTGTATGTGTAAAATGCGGTTTTGATCATCATATTGAAGTAAGAGATATTTTTGATTTTTTTATCTAATTCTTGGTAATGTTAATCTTACAACTTATTATAAAACTAACTTTTCATTAATGCAACACCATAAGTATAGTTTAACTGAGCTGGAAGACATGATCCCTTGGGAAAGGGAAATTTATATAGGTTTATTAATACAGTATTTAAAAGAAAAAGAAGAGAAACGTAAACAACAAGAAGCTAATAGGAATATCTAATGGCAGATAACAAAAATTCATCATGGATAGAAAAACAAGTTAAACAAAATTTATATTCCACAGCAAGTCTTGCAAATAAAGGAATGGATAAAATCCAGGAAATTAAACAGGATTACCGGAATTTTGGAAAACAGGCAATGGAATTGCCTGGACAATTAAGCAGAAATAGCGCAGCACGTCAAGAAATAGTTGAACGCGAAAATAAATCTAATGCTTTAACTGAAAGCCAAAAACAGCAATTAAAATACATTTCTAATGCAGAAGAAGCACAAAAATTTGTTGATGCGTCTATAATGGGGAATGAAAATGGCGATTATTCTGTTGGACAAAAAACATATAATGAAGCATTAAAGGGTCAAGGAAAAGCATGGCTTGGCTTTGGCGAAGATGTTGCGACAACATTTCTCGGCGGTAAGGGTTTAGAACTTGGCGCTAAAGTAGGCTCAAAAGTATTTAAAGGTGCTGCTGAATCTATAGGTTCACGAATTCCATCATTAGGGAAAATTAGTAATGTATTTAAAAGTGAAGCTACTCTAGCACAAGAAGCTAAAGCTGCAGCTAAAGCAGAAAATAAAGCTGTTACAGAAGCTGAAGCGCAGAAAAAAGCTCAGGAATACGTACAGCAACAAAGACAACAAACCGGAAAACAAACAACTCCATTTACTGGTAATGTAGAAAGAGCAGCAACTAATGAAGCTGTAGCAACAGAACAAGCCATAGCAAAAAATCAAACAGAAAATTTAACTAAACAAAATGTAAAAGATGCAGTTAAAGCGCAACTAGAAGCAGAAAAAACGGCTGCATCAAGAAAGAGTATGTTAACAAATACGTTATTAACTGGTGCTGCTGCTTCTGCTGGATATGAAGTATATAATAACCCAAAAGGTACATTAGAAACTGTTGAAGACGTTGTCACGGGAGCAGGAAATATAGCTGATTCTGCAATCAATTCCGGAATACATGGTGTGGCCGGATTAACAGATAACCCTGAAGTAAATGAGAAAAACTGGAAAGAAAAATACGAAAGCGGAAAATCTTTTTTAAAAGATTCAGCAAAAAAACTTTTAGGAGCGGGAATAGGAGGATATGTTGGAAGTAGCAGTAGTTCTCCATTTAGAGGTGTCGTAGGAGGTATGGGAGCTCTAATGCCAGCAGGTAATTCAGCTGAAGCTACATTAAGTTCAATGCCCTCTGGAGGAGATTCTGGAACAACTGGAGAAAGTCATTTTGGTAGCGGTGATATGTCGGGTAAAACTGCCGTTGAAGTTTTAAACAGTATCTATAGTATATTATCTAAAACATATGACACTGTAGTTGGAATTTCCAAAGACGTATCAGCTATGGTTAAGGGTCAATCTCAACAAGATATTGCTAGAGATTTATCTTCTGAAAATTTACGCGCAAGACAAAACGAAGGTGGCGGTGGTGGAGGTTCCGCATCTCCAATTTTCGGTGGCGGTGAAAGAGAGAGCGTAGATTTAAACAAAGAAGAATCCGAAAAAAGTTCAGGAATTTGGAGTAAAGTATTAAGTAAAATTCCTGTTGGTAAAGTTCTGAAAGGAGCGGCTGTTGGTGGAGCTGCAGCTGCAGGTTTAGCTTATTCTGGAGCAGCTAGTGGGTCAGAAAAAACTGCTGAGCCGATTAAGGGGAATAAATCTAAAAACCCTCATAAAGATTATCAAGAACATTACGATAAAGTTTACAACTTAGCTTTAAAAGAAGCAAAACAAAGAGGTTTAGAAAATCCGGAAGCGCAAGCTCACTTAGCTGCATCACAAAGCATAGAAGAGACTGGAGGAGGGCATCACGTTCCTAAAAATAATTTATTCGGTATAAAATATTCAGGTAAAGGGCAAGGAACTACAGACCCTACTGGTGAATTATCATCACCAGAAGAACGAAACGGTAAAATGTCAAAAGAAAAATCTAGATTTAGAGGATATAAATCCGAAGAAGATTCTGTTAAAGATAGATTTGACTTTCTAGAGAAAAATAAAATTAAAAGATACGATAAAGCATTAAAAGCTCAAACCCCAGAGCAAGCTATTGCTGAGATGGGCAGTTCTGGGTATGCAACTAGTTCTAGATATGGAAAAGCTTTAGCTGATCACTATGCGACATATGGGAAAAAAGTAGGGGATGCTCCATCTGATGAAATACAAACTGCATCAAAATCTAAAACATCAACACCAATAACTAAAATAGAAAAACCAAATAATACAGGTTTTATTAATGCATCTTATAACCCAGATGAAAGTAATAATTTTTCATTAAATACAGAAACAAACAGTCAAGAAAATCCTGTCTCATACAGCGATGTTCCTGATTCAGAAAAACTTAATGTAACAAATACAACTGGACCAGATAATAATAAATCTCAAGTTGATTTATTAAATGATGCAGTTGATAAAATGAATTCAACAAAATATGAATTTTTTGACGAAGATACAGATAGCATACACGAAAGACAAGATAAATTATCTGCTGACCGCGCTAAAACTAATGAAGAAAAGTTGTCGACTAATAAAGCATCTCCAGTTCCTAATTCTAAAATGGATGATATGCAAGCTGAAGTTGGGGATATTGATGCGCAAAAGGCTAGTTTAAAAAGCGAACGCGAAAACATAAGTATGGCAGTTAATGTTAGCGGAGAACAATTTAATAAAGACGAAGACCGCATAAAAGATATTAGTACGGAAATGGGAGCGTTAAATGAAAGGCGTAATAATATTACAGGAAGCAAGGAATACCTAGAAGGTATTGAAAATATGAAACAAGGAGGGGGAAATACCCAAACAGCTCCTCAACAAGCACAGCAACAAGCTGCTGCTCCTCCAAGAAATAATCCTGGGGTAGCAAAATCAGTGCCTCCTGTTAGAAATGACGACCCAACTATAAAAATGATGGAAGAAGGCAATATGTGGAGAACCAATACTCATGAAGCATAAAAAAAGGGAGCCGAAGCTCCCTTTTTCATTTAGTCATCATCACCGACTAATTTACTGAAATAACTCATATCATCATCTTCTTCATCATCAATTACTGCTTTAGCAAATGAAGCAGTAGTTTTCTTTTCAACTACACTTTGAACAAACACTTCATCTTCAACCTCATCAAGAGATTTTGCTGTATAATCTTCAGCAGTTTTATATTTTGATTGATTAGTTTGACCTAAAACTCTTTTTAATCTAGCATCTAAATCTGCATAGGATTTAAAGTTTTTAGGTTCTAATAATTCTTGTAAAGAATATTGTGATTTCCAAAGTTTTTCTAATTTATCATCGTCGTCAAACAACGGACCTGCGCTATCAAATTCAGCTAAATCGTAATTTTGATAACCATCAACTTTACGAATTTTTAATTTGAAGTTTGCACCAGACCAGAAATCAAATGGATCGATTGG